TCAAGAACTGTTTGCCACTCGCGCTGAGATCCCGCCACGTATTGACCAGATCGTCGACGTTTTCTCCACCGTCTGAGGTCGTGTAGGATTGGAGCAGTTCCACGTCGATCGAGGACGCGCCGAGACCCATCGCGCGCGCACGCACGGTCGCGCCAAACGTGGTTACGTCATGCTCCTCGAATTCTTCGTTCCACTTGATCGACTTGACGCGATTTGATAGATCGCGATCCGCCGACGCGGTGCCCGTGCCGACCGCGATGAGTGCATTTGTCAGTACAATGGCTTGACCCATGATGAGACCCTCCTATGTTATGTCCCGACGGCTTCCGTGGTCGTGACGGTGGTGCGACAGGCGCCGCAGTAAAACATTCGAAACGGATCGCCCATACTGGTGATGTTCGTCTGACTCTGCTTCGGATGCGTACACGCGGCCACGCGCACCGCGGACGCCTCACTCTCGACGCGCTCGCGCGCCTCGATGCCCTCGATGAGCATCGCCAGCGATTCGGCCTGCATCCGAATGCTCGTGACGAGACTCATGATAATCTGTCGCTCGACGGTCGTCATGCGGTTGACTCCGCGCGTTGCACGCTATAGTTACAGGCGAACAGGGATCGATTCAATTCGTCGAACCCTAGATACTGCGGACTCTGCACCGGTCGAATGTAGTAGTACCGTCGGCTGTTGATCGCACGCTCTGAGACCCCGCTCGCCAGCACATGCGCGCTGTTGATGAGAGCCTCTGCTAGTGTATAGCCGGTTGCCCGCGCGCGCAACTGAAACCGCACCGTTTCTAGCGGCGCGTGCGAGGGGGTGCCGGACATGGTGCGCGTCGGCCCTTCCCCTCCGGTCGGCGTCACGACGAGCGCGGTGTGCGGCTGTGCCGGAAAGTCTCCGACAAACAACATCGAGGCCGCGATGCCGCCACTGGTCAGAAAATCTGCAATATCATCAGCCAGCATTATTTTTCCCCTCGGTTGAGATCGAAGATCACCGAGGTCGCCTCACGTTGGAGCCAAACCTTACTGTTCTGTGCGGCGATGAGTGCGGGCGTTTCGAGATATTTCCACTGTCCGACCCGTGACCAGTTCCGGTATTTTTTGCCGGACGGGGACACCCCCTGCGTCATACCGGCCCGCGGGTTCTCGTGGACGCGCGCCGCATACTTGATGGACGCATCACCCGCCGTCACGACTAGATGCACCTCGTCGCCGTCGACGATCGGCGGACTGGCCTTGATCGAGTCGCGCAGATGTCCGAACATCACCGGCACAAATTCCTCCTTCGCAAACTTCACGACGCGCTCCTCGGCAAAGCGAGTCATGAGCCGTGACACGCCATCGGTATAGCGCGGACCCAGTGCCTTGAGGACGTTCATCGCCTCAGTGAGTCCCTGAATCTTGACGTTGAGGTTCGTGCTCATTGTTCACCCACAGTAGAGAATCGTGCACACCTGCTCCATCTCGTCATAGACCGGCATCACCTGCCGAATCACCGGAATCGAAGTCGTGATCCCACCGCTCGTAGTGCGTTCGCCAAACATCGTCGGCAGTGTAAGGCGATCGCGCACATCGACGAACAGAGCCGACCCAATAAAGACCTTGTATTGCGGAATGATGGCCGCGTTGCCCGCGCTGGCAATTTGCCGTGACCCGCGTTCGATTTTCGCTCGATAGGTTTTCCCTGCCCCATAGGTGGCCTCCCCTGTCCGATCCTGCCCAGTGAACGGTTCAATCGTGACCTCATGTGGAAACAGATCGAGGACCGAATCGAGCATGCCCATGTTTACGGCCTCACGATCAGAGTAATCGCTTCCTCGCTCGGAAAGTACGCGCATTGGGTGGCACTGTCGACGACCTTGAACCGCAACTCATACGGTCCATTCGCTTCCATGAAATCGTCGGTATCGGGAATCAGGCGCACGAGACCGTCGGTTGCGGTCGTGACCGAGACATCACTTGCCAGATCGACAAACGCACGATACCGATTGCGCGCCTGCCCCGTGACGGTCATCGCCGTCAAGTTTTGCGGCACGCCGTCGTTCAACAGTTGAAAATCAAGCGGAGCGGACCACCCCTCGACGATGCCGACTTTGAGCGCCATTAAATCACCACCACCGTTCGGACCCCACTCAGATATTTAATCGACCGCACGATCATCGCTGCGGTTCGACAAGTTGATAGATAGCCGACCGTGCGACGCAACACGTCAATCGTGCGCTCGCCTGAGAGATAGATCGCCTGCGCGATCAACACTGATCCAAGTTTCGTGAGAAACACCTGGACGGCAACGCCGGATTCGATGGTGCCAATCACGATCACGTCGGCACTTGTTTTCGAGATGGTTGGGACGGCACTTTCTACGAGGACGACCGCCGCCACGTCGTTGCGATTCAAGAGCGCGGTCAATGCCACGAGCGCGTCCGTCACTCCGACCGCGAGCGTGTCACTCGCTTGCACCGAGGCGAAGCAGGCGGAGAGATCGGTCACTCCGACCGCGAGCGCGTCTGCACGATCCAGGGCAATCGTGATCTGTGACGCATCGGTGAGACCGATCCGGATCGCATCGCCCGCGCTTGAGATCGAGACGGTCAATGCCCTGTCATCGGTAAGGTGCACCGGTAGAAAATCCTCGCGTGTCAGTGACGCGAGGAGGGTTGCTTGCTCCTGCCAATTCAGTAAGAGCGTGTCGTTCGTTGTCAACGTGGCCGCAATCATGCTGGCCTCACTCAGACCGACCGAGAGCGTATCCGCGACATCCTTCGCAATAAACTCGGCGCCGAGCACGGTGCTCACGTCGACGAGCATCACCGCGAGTTGATCGGCCACGGTCAGCGTGGCGGCAATGCTCCGATCGTCTTGCACGACCAGCGCCAGCACCTCGTCGCGCGTCATCGTCGCGAGGAGGGCGCGATCTTCACTGATCTGCACCACCAGGATATCGGTCGTGGTGAGGTTTGCCAGTAGTGGCAATGAGGCATCGAGGAGACCCGCGGCCAGGGTGTCGCTGGTCGTGAACGCTTGAAACAGCGCCGACAGTTCCACGACGACGACCGCGAGCGCGTCATCCCGATCGATCCGTGCGAAGATCGAAGCATTCTCAGTGAGTCCGACGGGAGACGACTCCTCGCGCGCGATCTTGGCCGTTAGCGTGCGATCCTCCGTCACGCCGGTCGCCAGGCTCTCGTCGCGCGTCATCATGAGTCGGATCGCCGAATCTTCTGTGATCGCGATCGCCGTCGTATCTGAGGAGGAAATCGTGACGGCATAGACGCCGACATCCGTGAGGCCCAGCACCAGCACATCCTCACGCGAGAGGCTATTGAATAACGCACGATCTTCAAGCAGGCCGAGTAGGAGACCCTCGTCGCGTGCGAGCGTGGCCGACAACGTGCGATCTTCGATCATCGCCACCCGTGCCGTATCATCACGGGTGAGGAGCACGGTCACGAGTCGATCTTCGAGTAATCCCATCATGAGCACGTCCTCACGAACCAGGAGACCGGTGAGTGCGCTGGCATCGAGCAGGCCGAGCAGGAGCGTGTCCTCTCGTGTCAATGACGCGAGGAGCGCGCTCGTGTCAGTCAGCCCCATTCGATGCGGATCGTCCAGCGCGTATGATCCGAAGAGATCGCGCTCCTCACTCAACATCATCGCGAGCACATCGGCTCCGGCGATTGGCGTGAGTGTCACACCTGCCGCCTCATATAATGAGCGAAGATCCAGTAACATGGACTACCTCCGCGCTAGGACTTCCAAATCAACTGAACTTCATGCCAGCGGATCGTGAAAAAGCAATTCAGCGCGCCAGGGGCCACCTGCACGGCCTGGACGCTGAACGCGCTCCCAGGCGGCACGATATACAACCCCCCCAGGTACACGTCCGTCGATTTCCACACGGCCCCCGCTGCCGTCGGAGAGGTAATCACGCTGTTGCCAACAGGAAACCAGCCGTTATCGGTGACAGACGTGATGAACGTGCGGGCACGCCCGCCGTAGGTTTTCCCAACCGAACTGGCAATCGGAAGCGCGAGGTCGGTCGGTGCGGCAATCGGGGGTTTGTTCAGCATGCAGTAGACCGACAGCATGCTGGCTTGTGCGCCGTCTGCGATACGGACATCAGCACACACGGAGTCAATGATGTAGCATTTGCCCATGATGCCAGTCGGTTCGCCGTTCCACAGGCACAGCCCAGGCGTCGTCGTCGGCAGGACGATGATCGTCGCGACACCCGTCGTCGTCTTGACCTGCCAACTATCGCCCATACGGGCGAGGTCCGCCGTTTCCGGCAACCCCTGCGACACGAGAATGTCGCCACGATTATTGATGTGAGCCTGTTCGTCCTCGCGGTTCTCAGGATAGTTCCCTGCCATGAGACCCCGCACGCGCATCCCAATCTTAAACATAGTCTATCTCCCTCCGCACGTTACGACTTGTAGATGATCTGGACCTCATGCCACCGGATCGTGTAAAACACCCCCGCCGCGCCGCCGCCCACTTGACACGCACTGATGTAAAAGGCTCCGCCAGGCGGGATGATATAGAACCCGCGCACGTCCACATCCTGTGTTTTCCACACCGCGCCCGCAAGCGCAGGCCCCACCGCAGGAGACGAGCCACAAGGGAACCACCCATCATTGACCACGGTCGCGTCCGTGACGGTCCGTGCCTTGCCCCCGTAGGTCTTGCCAATCAGCGAGGCAATCGCCAGTCCGGCATCAGCCGGAGTCGCAATCGGCGTCTTGCCCATCATGGCAAACAACGTCAGGGTGCCGACCTGCGTCGAGTCCACAATGCGGCAATCCGTGACGACTGAATCAATGACATAACTTTTGCCGCTCGCAGGCTCCCCGTTCCACAACCCCATAGCAATGTTTGCGGTGGTGGGCAGTGCCGTTTTGGCCTGCAATCCCGTCGTGGTCTTGACTTGCCATGAATCGCCCATGCGGACGAGTTCCGCCTTAGGTGGCAACGATTGCGCGACAATCAGATCGCCACGACTATTCAGATGCCCCTGTTCGTCCTCCCGATTTTCTGGATAATTTCCGGCAAACAATCCACGGACCCGTCCAGCAATTTTCACTAGCATCGCGACGCCCTCCTATTATTTTATTCACCATAATTCGCTTTCACCACTTCCATCAGTTGCTCCACGTCGTGATCGGCGTGCAAGGCCACGGCGACGACCAGCATTTTGAGCCAGAGGTCGATGCTGCGCAACAGTTCCACGGATTCGCCGCCCACGCCCACGGCACCGCGCCCTGGTTCCCCGCCGACCGCCACCTGCAGACGCGGATTCTCGTCGTCCGCCAGCACGATGCGCTGTCGCTCAATGACCGTGCCGTCGTCGCGCGTGAGTTCCGCATTGTCGATTTTCTTGCCCGTGCTATCCGGTGCGACCTGGACATATCCGTCGCTCATACGTGCCTCCGTTTCCTACCACCACCAGGACGCGCTCGCGCCTGCTGCAACCGCTTTATAACTCACGATGCACGACGTTAGGTTCTTCGCCGCACCTGCAATCGAACTCGTATTGCTATAGGTGCCCGTAGACGTGACCACGCGATCCTGTGTCTGCGCGCGATTCACCCCCGCCCCGACGAGAATCGTTTCCTCAACCGTGAAGGCCCCGTCTGCCGTAT